ATGTCTGACGAACAGAGAATTGAAAGCTTTGAAGCCAGAATTCAACAACTTCAGAAAGATTTAGCAGAGCAGAGGCAAAAGTTACTCACCCATGAAATCATGTCAGGTCTCTTGCTGACTAACATCGTCCGAATAGTAAACAAGATGTCGCCTAAAGAAAATGCAGCTCAAATTCTTTTGGATGGTCTAAAGGAGGGTCAGGCTAAAGCTGCGGAAGGCGACGCCAGAAATGATCCTCACACAAAAGACGCCTTTATAAACGCGATAAATGCAGTGAATCGCGCAATGAAGTAGTCGCAATGTCGAGTAAGCGGTCTCTTTCCTTGTCATAATTGACGCTCACTGACACCTCATTCGCAGCGGTCGATGGTTTGACCGCTTTTTTATTCCGCTCTGAACGGTGCAACAACCCCCCAGGTCGCATTGAATTCTTAATCGTCTCTGAGGTGATTTTCTGAACCAACTTAGAGAATGATTTCTTATCAGACTGCTGCCCCTTTAGTTCTGCAAGTTCTGCTTCAAGTGCTGCTAAACGTTGTTCAACATTCATCTTTATACTCCCGGTTATCTTGGAACCTGCTCAAATGTAGCAGTTAATTGATAAATACTTCGAGTCTTCTGCATCGACCACGTTCGGCACACATACAGCGCCTGAACGCCGGTATCTGGTGGCGTCCAGTAGAACGACTCAACAGCCATGCGAGCGACAAGGAAGGCTCGAACTTCCTTTGCCACGTTTGGCCGTGAGCACTTGTCATCGTCATAGCCAATGAAGGTCAGCGGGTATTTACCCATGAGCGGATTGATACCATTTACCTGTCGCTGTTCGTAACGATCGCCCAACTTCACGACTGTTACATCAGGCGTGTCTTCGCCCGTGAAGCCCGATTGCGGGCTCCATGTGAAAGTTTCTGGCATGGGATGTCCTATTTACGCTGTGTCAGCATTCCGCCGGGGCGTTGCTGATCTTTCATGGCTCGAAGTGACTGTTGGTAAGAGATTTGAGCAATCTGTTTGGTTAACTCTTCAGGGTCTCCGGTAGCAGAAGTGATGGTGAAGTAATTATGCTGCTCAATCACTCCGCCCCCACCGCTCGAACCGCCAATATCCTTATTGCTGATCACCGACCCGTTATCGCCGGGGATCATGTACTGGTTTCCATTGCTGGCCTTGAAGATTTCTGGCTTACCGCCTTCACCTACCCGGTAGATGCTGTTTCCGTCAACGGGCCCACCTTTTTCTCGGCCGCCGCCGTAGGAAATACTGCTAATCGCGCTGACCATCTGCCCCCCAGCTGCAACTGCCTGAGCAATCGCGGGAATGTTTGCAGGGTATGGAAGCGCCATTGCATTGCCTATGGCGGTTTGTAAGTTAAGTGCTGCCTGAGCAACTGCGAATCCTTTGCTTATGGCGAACATGGCTTGGTAAGCAGCGCTAGACTTACCAGCAGCCTGCCCAATGGCATCTGCTACTGCACCGACAGAGTCAGATGTGGCGCCAAGCAAATTGCTCATGTTCTGTTGGTAGGTCTGCCTTTCAGTTATCGCAATTTGCTCGCGAGCATTGGCCGCCTGTTGCTGAATAGAGGTTTTCGCATCTTCATACAATTGAGCATTTTGAAGGTCAATTGCTTGATAGTTTGCGAGTGCTGCGAGTTTTTTCTGTTCTTGCTGGTCAATCTGAGCAACAGGATCAACAGCTTCGCCAGTAAGCGGGTTAACTGATGCCTTACCAGCTGCCACCTCCTGATTTGCAAAGTTTTGACCCTGTTTGATCTGTGCCTGTTGCTTGAGGGCGTTATTTTGGTCCCATATCTTGGCCGCATACTCTCCTGCCTGAAGAATCTGAGCATCGGTTGCGCTTTTGCTTAGGGATTGTTGTGCCTGCAGAATGGCTTGTGAACGAGAAAGCTCTTTAGTTGAGTCCGCAACCTGATCGGACTTCTGACGAAGAACCTCCAACTTTTGCGCATCTGATTCAGCCTGCGATGAAGCTTTTTTGCCTTCCGCTGCTGAGGATTTTCGCGCGCTGGTATTCCTTTCTGTCGCGGCATATTCGTCTTGAAGTGCCTTAATGCGCTTGCTGTCTGTGATACCAGCATCTTCCGCATCATATTGCGCCTGCAGTCTTGCGCGTGCTTCGCCCTCAAACCTGGATAACTCCAGTTTTCGCTTCGTGGACTTTTCAAGTTTGCTTAGTTCGTCTGCGGCCCCTGCACCAGCTATCTTTATCGGTTGGTTACTTGCCGAAGCATTGGCTTTTGAGATTGCTGCCAAATCTCCTACAAGCGCTGCAGCCTTATTACTGACTGCGTTGATTCCCTCTGCCTGTGCTGCCCAGCCATCAAGACCAAGAAACGAGTAAGTTCTTGCGCGACGGGCAAACATGTCAGCAGTGCTGTTCAGGTCTGAAATCTGCTGTGTCGCGTTTGGCACCCGGCCTGCAAGCCTGTCGATTGCTGCAGTGATGGAGTCGATAAAATGAACCATTCCGGTGCTTGTGCCAGTGGTGTCATTTATCTGCTTCACTAACTCCTGAAATGAAATCGTCAGGCTGTTTGTTGCCTGATCCACGGTGCGCGGTAACTTTGAGAACTCCTGATTCATCAGCCCTGTCTGCGTCATGATGGCATTGAGCGCATCTTCTGCTGATAGTTTGCCCTCAAGCATTCGCTTGCGCAGTTCGCCCACAGAGATGCCAAGTCCTGCCGCCATCTGTCGCGCTAACTCAGGCATCTGCTCGATGATGGAGTTAAATTCCTCCGCGCGTACCGTTCCGCCTGCAATTGACTGTCCAAGCTGGTGTAAAGCATTAGCCATCTCTTCAGTAGAAGAACCGCCGATGCGGCCAATTTTCTGAAGGGTATCGGTCAGTGTGAGGATTTGCGCGTTGCTTGCTCCGGCGTTCTTCAAGGATGAGGTTAGTGTTTCCCAAAGCTTCTCTGTGTCCTTCAGGCTAGAACCTGATGCAGAAGCGATATCTGAAAGCGCCTGGAATGTAGTGGCACTTTCTTTAGCACTTGATGACAACCGGTCAATGCGCGCCTGCAACTGCGTCATTGTGTCTGCAACTTCAAGGAACTGTTTTCCGTACTGAACCAATTGAGATATTGCGATCGCGGAAGCTATTGCTGTAAGTCCAGTTTTAACCCCAGCCATAATTCCATTGGATTTCTGCTGTGCTGCGTTGGCCTGGTCCTGCGCTTGTTTGAGGTCAAACAATTCACCCGCTAGCTGACCAATCTCTTTTCGCTGTGCCTGTGTAGCGCTGGCTCCAGCTCGTAGTTCAGCAGCTAAAATTACCGCGGCTCGGGCGCCTTTCTGTTGCTTCTCTTCAAGGATGGCTACTTCATTTCCAAGCGCCTCCATCATTTTGGAAGCGTTGCTGGCATCATCTGCCGATCGAACAACTGCCTTACTAGTCTTTTGCGCAGATCGTTCCAAGTTGTCGAGATTACCTGAAGCCTTACTTGCTCCCTTGCCGATGGCATCAAGCGCGGCATTTGCCTGCGTTGAGCCTTGCAAAAGTGGAGCAATGTCAGCGCCAACCTCGTAATAAATATCTCCGACTTTTTCTGACATCACGATCTCCGGGCAATAAAAAACCCGCTCAAGGCGGGCTTTACAATTTATTTGTTAGCTTACTTTGGAAGAGATGCGACAAACCTCTGGAGCGCGTAATAGGCCTTGCTATCACCCTGCGCGTCGATAATTGCATTCGACATTTGACCACTTCCGGTTCTGACGAATATCCAAGCCTTCTTAGCTTTGGTAATGTCCTTAACCATGTCTAGCGGGACCAAGAAATCCTTGCTGGACTGAACATAAGCAGATGACCCGGTGGCTTGGCTGTCATAGCGGGTCAGATCACTGTCATCGCGCAGTTGATATTTTTTGCCATCAATTTCTATTTCTGCTGACCGAATAAAATCGGTGGTGTTAGCGAGAGAGACGGTAAGCAGCGCCATGTCTTTATGGCTTTCAGTCCAGAAAGCGCCAACCATAATGCATTGCGATGTTATGCAGGCGGCGCCGTGAGGGTGCACTGATACTGTTCTTGCACCAGTGTATTTATCCTTTCCAGACACAGCATCAAGCCCGCTTGTGTTAGAGCATCCGGCCAGCGAAGCAATCAAAGCAAATCCAATAAGTAACTTCTTCATTCCATTATCCCCAGGGCATATTGTGGGACAAATCCTAGCCAGGATAGAGCGCAATGGGAAGCAAGAAACCCGCCGGAGCGGGTTGAGAGCACTATCCAAATCTGGATGATGCGGCAACTTACAAAGTGAAGTGTCCACGAATAGCGGCATACCAGCCGTTCACGGTTGGGTCCAGCTGCATAATCCAGAAGCCAAGAACTATCATCGCGAAACCCGCGCAAGTGTGAAGCAGCATGTAAAGCCAGTACACTTCGCACCTATCACTTCTGTGAACGTATTCACGCCGGGATGTACCTTTGAATCGTAATGTGTAGACGCCTCGACGCATAAAGAATACGGCTTCAGTGAGAGTAATGATGCCGCAGGCAAAAATGATAATGACAAGTATCCAGTCTTTAACGTCCATGGCTTTTTTAGTCCTTCGATTCGCTTAACCATGCTACACCACAAGGACAGATACCATAAGCACTGATCATCTATCAGGATATAACCAAGCTGATCTCTAAGTTATGATTTATCTTAAAACAACGATACATATACGCATCCAGTTTAACCTGTTGTTATAAAAGGATATAAAATGAGCATCACTCCGCGTAAGGAAATTTCGCTTTCTAAAGATTATGTTGATAACACAGCTGACTCATTTGTGATTAGTGACTTTAGCGCGAGCGGTCAGGAATACGCTCGTATAAGCTTCACTCGACACTTGCATGTTCCAAAAGAACTACCTTCAGAGCCTGGTGAGCCGGTTTTAATGGATTTTTATGCAGAAGCCCTCCAATCCGTGCCCCTGCCATTGAGTGTTGCTGTAGAGATGGCTGCGTTGATACTTGCAGCCTCTGCTGCTAAAGATGCCGCTAAAGAATAATTACGATGTCTACTGTGGAAGATGCACTCAATACAGCTTCGTCAAGCGGTGGAGCTTACTCAAATGTGATTGGCTTAGATTTTGCCCGCTCTGGTTTGTTTCCTGGCATATCTCGAGCTACTCAAAGAGCTAACTATCTGGGCGCTACAGCAGATCCTCATGTAAAATCATCTATAGATGCAGCACCTAGCATGGTAATGCCTGACGCATTTAGTAAGGATCTTGAGGAAGTACCTATGACCATCAATCGTGAAGAGCTTGATGCAAAATTAGCTCTAAATAAGGCAGAAATTTTAGCTGTATCTGCTGAGATGCGCAGAGAAATGGCTGAATGGAGAGAGCAGCAAAATACTCAGATGGCTCAACTCAACACAGCAATTTCTACCCTTTCAGCCAAAATCGACGGCAAAATAGATAGCGTTGATGGCGTAGTTAAATCTTTCGATGGAAAAGTTGAAGGAATTCAAGGTCAGATTACAGGCATGAATACCGCTATAGCAGGTATTCAGTCAGGCATTTCCACTCGCATGGCAATTTTTGGGGTGATAATTGCTGTGGTGGTAGCTATTCCTGGTTTGATTTCTGCGCTCAAAGACGCTCCTCAACCATCACAGCAGCCGGTCTTAATACAACTCCCAACTCAACAGCCTGCACCTGCACCTGCACCTGCACCTGCACCTGCACCTGCACCACAGCAAAATAAACCCAACTAATCCGGCTTCGGCCGGGTTTTCTTCACCCTTTAGCCAACCTCCTCGCCTTCTTCGCCAAGTAGTCATCAGCCACAGCGTCATATTCTTCTTTCGTGAAGCCCTTCTGTTCCGGGAACTTTGCAGCCAGAAGCATCTGGAACTCTGTCATAGTCAGTTTCTCAGCCTCTTCCCGACTCATTCCAAGGTGAGTACGGGCTGCGCTGATGTATTCGAAAGCATTAAATTCAGATGATGCCTGCGCTCCTTCGTGCCGCTGAAGCTTACGCACTTTAGCTTTGCCAATGATGCCGTGCTGAAGCAGGGACTGAGCAATCAGCACCATGTCCGTTACAGGCATGGCGCCTTTACGATAAACAAATGACCAGCGGCCAGTTTGCCCTGGGCATAGCTCACCAATCAGCGCGCTGACATTGTCATCACAGCATGCGGAAAGCACATTCATAGCCGAATAAATCACGGGCTTATTGAATTGCGGCCTGGCAATGTACGCCATCAACCACTGAGGGATGCCACCATAAGCCGCGACAGAGCGCCGAATAAGGGACGCGTACTCGTCGTTATGCAGGTCATAAAAGGCCTGAACAATCGACTCCGGATCGCCAATACGCATCATGTTTGCGAAGGATGGGCGGAAAAAGTAGTCATGGTCGCCCATTGATACCAGGCACTCGCCTATCTCTTTGTATGGTGTCATATGCTCTCCATAAGCATTATCAGGGGCAGCACGCCGCCCCTTGGAATGGTTACGAAGCGGTAACCGTTACAGCAGTTGTGCCAGTGAATCCGCCATCGGTAGACGTGAAGGTAATCGTCGCGCTACCCGCTGCCACCGCAGTGACAAGGCCTGTATTGCTCACAGTGGCCTTAGTAGCATCGGAGGTTGTCCAGGTACCGGTACGGTCGGTTGCATCGGTTGGCTGAACTGCGCCCGTTAATTGACGCGTCGCGCCAACGGCGAGCGATGCTGTAGCCGGTGTAACAGTCACGCCTGTTGCAGGGATTGTTTCGTCCGTGTCGATCACCTGAATAGTGCTGGCGTCACCTACTTTGAATTCAGTGGTGATTGGCACAATGTCGTTGGTCCCACCGCTAGAGCTAAGAGCAGTGATGTTCATGTAGCCAATGAACGTGATTGGACCGTATTCCAGACGAACCCAAATACCAGGCTGACGGCGGTTGGAGATTTCAGTGTGGTAATACTTAATCAAACGACCCACGCCGTATTGATCAAGCTTGTCCTTCTTACGAACTTCACCCTCAAAACTGATAGTGAAATCCGAGTTGGTTACGATAGTTTCAACATATCCTTTACCGTCATCAGCATCACTGGTGACACTGTTCGGGCTGAAGTCGAAACCTTTTGTTGTGCCGGCGGCCAGCGCTTTCCATTCCGACTCCTGCGGCAGTACATCGCTGCAGCCATCGGCAACTTCAAGCACTACGGCACCACCGAACAAACGTTCGTTGCTGTTCTGGCATTCAGCCATGTTTAATTCCTCTTTGACGTTTAACTAATCGCCGTGAGTGGCGACGAACTGGAGTCGATAGACCAGGCGGCCTTCTGTGGTGAGAACGGGAGCGGGAATGCCGCCAAGGTTTTGCAGATAGCCGATGCAGTTATCAGACATGGGGTTTTGCTGGACATAGGAGATTATGGACTGAACCACTTCATCAACCACACCATTGCCGCCTTTAGCACCGACCACATCTATCAGCACGTAATATTCAGCACCAAGCTGGTTGCGCACTGCGCTGCCACCATTGGGGCGAAACACCATGAACTTATCCGATGCTGTACCGGTGTCGTTCCAGACAAGCAACTGCGTTTTAAACCCGTCCGTAAGTCCTGCATCCACCAGGTAATTCCGCACCCGCGTGTGCATTGGAGGATTCAAAGCGCCATCTCCTTCTTGATCGCCGCAGTGATAGCATCGCGCGAATCCTCAAATCCCTTGGTCAGGAACTCCTTCTGCGCAGTTGCGCGCCTGAAGTTTTGCGGGATATTCGGGTCATGCACGTAGACGGCATAATTGGCTGAGTAGCCGACGCGACCAACGATGCGTGTCCCGCTAGCTGTGACTTCACGATACTGGCTGTTCAGTAACGTCGATGTGTCTATTGGCGTGTAAAGTGCCGCCTGAGAGGAACCGATGATCAGCACGCTCTGGATGGCACGTAAAGCCCTGCGCCCCTGAATATCATCAATGACAGCATCGAGGTTTCTCTTGGCCTGCTCGACTCCACGGATTTTAATTCCCATGGCTAAACTCCCGTGATAATCGCCCAGTCGTCAGTGGTACGCTCGAACGTGTCGGCGTACTGAATTGACTGCATGATTTCGTCAGCACCGGCGGCGATGGGGTCAGTCTCAGTCGATGCGCCGATCAGGATGTAGTCGCCAGTATTAGCCAGCGCATACTCAGTCCAGATGGTGTTTTTGACGACTTTCTCACCACCGATAGCGCCGAGACGCTTGGAAAGGCCGCCCTGATAATCACAGGCAATAACCAGCGGCTCAGACCAGCCGAGCGAATCACCGTATTCATTGTTGCCGAGAGGCTTCCAGATAGTCGCCTGCGCGGTGTATGACCAGTTGGCTAATGATGACATGTCATGCCCTCCAGCCGATTACAGTGGGCTTTTCAGCGGCAATGCGCTTGCAGTTAAACACCCAATCACCAGCGCTGTTAACGTAGCCGGTAGTTTCCCGGCCTGTGGATGTCTTCAACCAGACGCGATCGTATGGTTTCGGCGGTGTTGATGGGGATTGCCAGGTCATTTCCGGCCTCCACACATGCAGCCGCCCTTCGCAATCCACAGCCCAGCAAATGCCTGCTGCGTTGGGTCTGGAGGAATCAGAGCGGTAGCGCATCCGCTTTTATCCAGACCGCGCAGAAGCGCCAATGACCCCTTCCAGCGGTCGGCAAATGACTGATAGCGAAACGAGCGCGACGCACCAGATGGGGCTGACTGAGAGCTGATATAGCGATCGCCCTGCCCCAGCCCCATCAGTCGTAACAGATACATCTGGATGAGTAGCGCGGTGGCGGGTGAGTAATTCGCATTTAGGCACTCTTCAATGCTGTTCGCCTGCTCAACCAGCGCGGCAAGAATGAAGTCGGGCAGCGTAATACCAACCGACTCCAGATACTCTTTGGCCTGAGCCGTGGTGATCATGTTCACCTCAACAATCAGCCCTCCGGAGAGGGCATAAAAAAACCGCCATCGCGGCGGCTGTTATTCGGCAGGGAAAAGCTTTTCGAGTTCGCCATCAGGCAGAAGCTCTGCCAGTCGGTCAGCGCCGAGGTTGCCTTTGAACTCAATCCCCAGCTCGGTCAGGCGGGCGGCGATCGCTTCTTTGCGCGAGGTGGCGGTTGGCGTAGCCGGTGTCAACTCAGCAGAGGATTTATCCGACAGCTTGCGGACGTGAGATTTCAGCGACGGATGAACCTTTTCCAGTTGCACCACATCGCCTTTAGCCACGCCGTGCCACGGCTTAATTACTTCGTATTTCTCAGCCATGATTGCTCCTTAAGCAAGGTTGGCGCCGTAGACCACGCCGGACAGGCCTTCGCCGTCCTTCTTAATCTGCAGGCCTTCAGCAGACATGATCTGGTTGTTGTAGTTGCTTTGAGGCATTGGGCGCGGAAGCGGAACAATACCGACGGCCATACCAACAAGCGGCGAAATGACGTCCTGACGGCGCTCATAGGCAAGGAATTCATTTCCTGTCAGCGCGTAAGTCATCTGGATTGATTCAGCCGGGATGAACTTGGCGATCGCATCCAATACAGTGCCGCTCATCAGCGCATTGGTGCCACCATTTACGTCAATGAGATATGGCTTGGAGAGGTTCGCCATGATTTCAGCACTCAGCCAAAGCTTGCTGTAGCGAGTGACTTTGTTCCGGCGGGCGTTAATACCAAACGCACCCGTCGGGCCGAAGAAAGCCAGAGCTTGTGCCGGGGTTGCAGTGGTCAGGTCGATGTTCGCGCCACCTGCACCGCTTCCAAGATTGATCTTGGTCGTGTTGCGGTGATTTTTCATGCCCTGCGCTTTGTAGCCATCAACAGAAATCGAAGCATCGCCGTTTAGGTAGTAATTCACACGACGCTTGTGAAACTTGCGCATTTTGGCGCCCTGCGCATCCAGCAACATGTCGATGCCAACAGTGCTCAGGCCAGCAGCATGACGCCAGTTGACGCCATAACCTGCGGTGAATACCGGGATTGGGTCGCCATCGCTACCGTAATCGGTATGGTCGAAGGAGTACGGCGCCTGACCATCAATGCTGATTGATACGTCATCAGCGATATCGCCAGACACGTTATACAGTTTCGCAGTTTTGCCGATTGGCAGAACGGTCTGTACGCCCATCAGGTCATTGACGATTTCCATGCCAATTTCCTGATCACGCATCTGGATAACCTGGCGGTCAATCTCCGCCCAGAATTCGCGAGTAAAGCCGCCGACGGCATTTGCAGCCAGCATCTCAGGAGTCATGTTTGAACGGTAGGCGTTTACCATCATGTCGTGCTGCACGTTCCAGATGTTGCGGTTTGCCCACAGCTCATTCCAGTGTCCGCGCAGTCGGCTGTTAGCAGCCAGTGTTTCAGCGGTAAAATACATTATCTGTCTCCTGATTAAGCGCCAGCGGCAACGGTGCCGACGCGCATGCGCACGCGGATGAAATCGGTGGTGCTGGCCGCGATGGTCGCATCGTCCTGGCTGTAGCCGATCACCGAATCGGTGTCTGCTGTTGCCTTGGTGAACTGACCATTGCTTCCCAGCTTGATCGGGTCATCCTTGCCATAGGTGGCAGGGCCACACAGCAGAGCAAGTTCGCGACCTTCTTCGACGTAATTACCCACAGCGGAATCACCAGCAGGCACTGCCTCGGTGATGTTCAGCCCCTGGTGGTAAGCAGGGTCGATGATGTAGATACGACCGGCCAGCGCAGTAGCCTGCGCAAACTCGTTGTCGTCGTTGATGACAGCCGCAGTACCCGGCAGCAACGCTGCAGCAGTAACGCGGGTTTCGGTCTTGTACAGAGACTGACCGTCGATATTAACGCGGCGATAGCGTGGCATTATGCTGCACCTCCAAAGTATGAAGCCGGGTCTGGTGCGCCAGAGACCGCTGGTTTCTGCGCGTTGTTGGTGCCGATCTGAGTGGCTTCGCCCATCTTGCTGAACATCTCTTTCAGCGCTTCACCGCTCAGGGCATTGGCAATGATTTCGCCATGCACCGCTTTAACTGCATCACGCATGGTTTGCTCTTCAGCGCGGGAGTTAGCGGTCAGGGTTTCAGACAGCTTGTCCTGGTTCGCCTGCAGTGCATCAACCTTGTCAGAGAGCGGCTTGATTGCCTTCTCGGTATTGGTCGCCACAGCCTCGCTAACCATGCTGCCGATCTGTTCCAGTTCTTCTTTGGTTAAAGGCATGTCCCCCTCCGTTTGATGGTTTGTTGCAGGAGCTTCCTGCGGAGTGAAAAGAGATTTGATTTTGTTGGCGGCGATGGCGACCCATGACTCCTGACGCGCCACTTTTGCGCCGGTGTCATCGAAGGTGATTTTGCCGCTCTCGGTGCTGTAGCCATAAACCTGTGCATCACCACCGTTGCGGATGACGATCGCCTGCGAATCCGTGAAGTCAGCAATCCATGCGTAATCGTCGGGGCCGGTGGCAAACTTGTCGCGCGCAGCCTGTTCGAGCCGGCGCTCACGTTCGCGGTATGACTCGCCAATCAGCGCACCTGAATTTGCCTGAAGCGCCTTAGCCTGGTCAGCGTTTACCATCAGGCCAACGCCCTGCTCTGGCTGCGCAGCGCCAACCTCATGCAGCAGGATGGCGTCATGGTCCATAGCGTTGATCTTCGCTACCCAATCAATGCCCTGCGCCTTCTGATCGGCATTGGCTTCGAGTTGCTCAAGGAATACGGCAACGCTAGTGTGGATCGGCGGCACATCGTCGCCACGCTCAATTGCAGCTACACGCTCCAGCAGTTCGCGACCGCCTTCGCTCTGATTGGCTACTGTGGTGTCGACCCACTTCTCCGCATAAACGCGGTTGCCGGACTTCTTAACGTTGCGGTTCCACGCGCCAATGTGACCCGCGTTGATGCCTTCCGGCGAGAAGGCGGAAACAAACTGTCCGTTCACCGTCGGATGACCAAGCGGTGCAAGAGTGCCTTCCAGCCCCTGATAGTGAGCGTCGATTTCCGATGCCGAATAAAGGCCGCCGTTCATCACAACGTTTGCCGGCAGCGTGTAGCTCGGCAGAACCAGATGCTCACGACCGTTGTACGTTTCACGGCGAATAGCCTGACTGTTCACCCTGGTGGTGACATTGACCTGCATAGTCATGGTTATCTCTCGATTAGGCCGCGTGCTTATGGTCGCAGCAGTGATGTGTTTTGTTGGTTGCCATGCGTTTGCCCCATGTCTGGGTAAACTCTTTTTTGGCGATATCGATGACGGATGAGTTGAGTGGTACGCCCTTCTCATCTACCAGGACGGTGACCTGAGAGCACTTACAGTTGATCGCGTTGCCATTGACGCTGTACCAGTCGCGCACCTCTTCAGAGGTGTAGAGCTTGCCGTGCCGTAGAGCGTGCGTCTGGCGCGTTGTGGGGCTCAATGCAGACAGGTGCAGCAGCATGACGTTAAGCCCGAGATCGTCACTGGCTGAGTCGTGCTCATCCCAGCGCGCGCGGCGTAGCGCCGTTGTTATCTCGGTTCGGGCAATGCGGTTAGCCCGCCCCTGCTCAATGCCTATCTGATCGCGAATTCGCCTAGCTACTTCTTTCGGGTTTTGCCCCCGGCCAATGCCATAAGTCAGTACGCGCGACAGGTTTTGCTTCACATCAGCCGACAGGCCTTTCATCTCTTCGAACGTGCGCGCCCTGACCAGCACCAGCCGGTTTTGATACGCATCACTGAGAAGGATGTCCTGCACGCTGCCGCGATATGCCTCATACGATGTCGACTGCTGCGCGAGGTTGGCAAACTCCTGCGCCGTGCCGCGCTGATACGATGGCGACACGTAATCCTGAAACAGCCACGGATTGAACTCGCCTCCCTGCAGCAGGATTTCATCAACGAGTGAATCGCCGTTCTGCAACAGCATCGACAGCATGGTCGGGTCTAACTGGAAGGTGTAACGCTGGTTTACTGCGGGCTCTGCCGGTATGCGGTTGAGCAACTCGATATAGCGATTGCTGATTTGCTTCAGTCGCCTGGCATAGTCACGCATTGCGCCACGCTCAAGCCGGTCAACTCCGGTCGGGTCAAGCTTGTTGCTTGGCAGGATCGCTGGTTTGGGTTTCTTCTTCAGCTTCGCCATCTCCCTCATCCTCCGGTAGTGGCTCGCTGCCGCCTGGCTCATATCCTGCGGCCACGCGAATCTCATCAACGGTGAATACCTGCTCACCAGATGCCAGAGATGTCTGGTTGATGCTGCTCATCTTGGTGGCACTGTCGAGCTTATCGGACGGTGACTGCTCGTTTAACTCATCCCACACGATGCTGAACTTAGCCACCGGCTTGATGATCTGCAGGTATATGAGCTTGTCTGCCATATCCTCAACATCGAACGACAGGTCACCACGGCGCGACTGACAGCGACCATTAAAGTAAATCTGGTCTTCAGTGCTGGCGCGCTCGCCTGACTGGTTGCCGACGATGATTCGAGATGGCATGTCCACAGAGGCACTGAACGTCTTCAGGTTGACGTCATAGGTCGGTGATGGGTCAGAAACCGCGTTGACCATTGAAGTGACCTGAGCACCCTGTGTGATGAGCAGCGTGTCATTGCCGCGGTTAATCTCGCGAGCCGCTTCGTTATATCGCTCCTGCAACTCATCAACAGAAACGCCGTACATTGAGGCCAGATTGTTGAAATCGACCTCTTTGTCGAAGTTGATATTCTGCTGTCGCGCGGCGTTCTTCAGGAATGACTCACCCGATCCGCCTTCGACTTTTTCCAGGCTGACGCAGGCGTTATAGCCAGGCTCGAGAAAGCCGATTTCGTCATCTGACATATCACCGATAATCAGTACGCGGTCAGGGTGAATGTTGCGCTGCGCAGTGCTGCCATCAGAAAGTGATTCGGTGTACTGCCACATGGTGATGGAGCCGTTGCCATCGCGAGAACCAACCTTCAGCGCGCTAGCCCATACAGGAGTTATCTTCTGCAGAGCCTTTCCCTTAACAACAGGCTGATCCCAGTTCTTGCTGTCCTTAATGTGCAGCAGGATGCCAGCCCAGCGGCCAACCAGACGACGGGCGTCGGCTTTAGCGAATGCTCGCCAGAATCGGTGCGTGAATACCTGGATACTTGCCCGCTCCCACGCGGTTAATTCGCGGGATTCATCGGACTGCTCACCTTCAATTACCTGCGGGTTTGTTTTCCAGCAATTCGAAACCAGTTTGTTAACTGCACCGTGAGCGATGCCGCCGCGACGGTACAATTTGTAGAGGTCATTAAATTCGAGATTGTCTTTGAAGCCATATTCGCACCAGGCGCTCTCACGCTTCGCATCCAGACCCATGCTTGGGTTAAATGCCATCTCCCGCGCACGGGCAAGCCTGACGTCATTCAGCGCGTGATTGACGGCGAGCGTTAATTTGTCAGTCATGGTTTGTCCGTTATGGTCGCTTGGGTGGCGGCAGGGTTTCACCTAATGGGGTTTTGGAGGAGCAAGGTTGATAGCCAGGCCAGCCTTTACGCTTTCTTTCGCAACCTGCGCACTTGCACTTCTCAGTCATAATCATCTGCCTTGCAGGCGTTTTGGAAGCATCATGCCCATCGATTGAGGCTTGTGCTTGATGTAACCGTCCAGCCCGTAACGAGCCGCATCCCAGCAGTGGTTGTGCTTATCCTCGATTACAGGAAGTACCTCGCCAGTTACACGGTCTGTTTTGTAGGAATAAAGGCGAGCCTCTTTGGCTGTTTCTTTGCAGCGTGAATGGATTACGATCTGCTTGAAGCCGCGCAGGCAGGTTATGCCGTCCTCAACACTTCCTTGCCACTTTTGTGCAGCTGAAATGTTGAAGCCCTGATTCTTAATATGGCTGATTGTTTCAGGGCGGGAGTTATCAGCCTTGATAGGCCATTTACGTGATTGTGGTACGCCAGGGTATTTGGCGTCATCAGTAACTTTCCATTCTTCGAGCTGCTTTTGCTTGGCTTCATCCTTGCCCGCATAAAACTTCCACATGTCATCAAGCTCAACGCCAATTCCGTAGGCTTCATGCTCTATGTACAGGCAATTATCGAGGATGAACATGCGCAGCAGCGTGCTGGGGTCTTTCGCAAAGCCGAAGTCAGCACCGAACAGCAGTCTCTCAGCCTTTTGCCACAGGTCGGACGCGAAGTCCTGCACTACATAGCGATTAGCCAGCACCTGCTTGTCAGAGTTTTCAAGGTAAGCACCTTCCCAGATCCACGCATAATCGGCGTAATTGAGGTTAGCCAAATCCTCAAGGCGCTCTTCCTCAAGCACTTCAGGGAACCATGGGTTATCGCCATAATTCATCTCAACGATCATTGAGCTTTTTGGCGGGTTCTTCCTGAACATCTTGTCGGTGGCGCTGCCGTCTTTCTCCGGGTTCCATGTAACCCAGATTTCGGAACCCTTTTCACGGACGGTAGGACGAAGCTTCTTCCAGGCAGTGGATGAAACAGATTCAGCCTCATCAACCCAGGCGACTAAGATGCGCGCTTTGGATTTAATGCTGTCCAGGTTGTGTCGCAGGCCGCAGAAAACGTAACTCACGCGGCGATTCTTGGTGCGGATGTACTTCTCACCAATATCGAAATAATCATCCAGCCATGGCACAGAGCGTATCGCCTGCTTCACCTCCTCCATCGAGGATTCTTCAAGCGAGTTCATGTACTCACGCCCGCAGAGGATCACGCCACTCCTGCCGCTCTCTGCAGCTTCGTATGCTTTCACTGCGCTCATCAGGGCAAACGTTCTGGTTTTTGCAGAACCGCGACCACCATGGGCGCCGCGATAACGCACATCTGGCGTAGCGAAAACAGGTACTAGCTTGGCGGGGATAGGCAGATCAACCTGATTTTCCATTAGTTGGCTCTACCCCTACCAGTCTGATTGTTGTCGGCCGCTGGCTCATGCTGCCATCAGGACTGGTGTGCTCAACCTTCTGCCGGTTGGTGTAAGCATCGCCAACCTCTTTAGCTGCCTGCTCTATCAGGGATGAAGCCAGCGCCATGTTTCTCATCGATTCGGCCTTGGTCATCATTCGGTCAAGCGCGCGCAGTCGATAGGCTTTGTTGGCGATCGGGATGTCGGTGATTTCGGTCTGGAAACGGGTGCGGGTAGCTTTGAATAGCTCAACCCACTTCTCCGCCAGACCTTTGCCGCTAGCCTTCGTGGGGTCGTGTGATTCGACCTGCTGACGAGAGATCTTCAGCTTGAATTCTTTCTGGACTTCATCGACCACCTGGGACGGGGTGTCGTAACATGCCAGGGCCTGAACGATGAAGGCTTTCACTTCTGGTTTCAGTGTCGCCATTGCTCACCATCCGTCCTAATCAGTCTAAAGTTATGCCAGTTTCATAAGGCACGTTCCACATGCCCTGGCTATGTCGATGTTTGCCACTTCCGCAGGTCTAGCGGCGGCATCAATTAGCTCCTGCACATCTGCGCTTGCACCATATCTTCGAACCACTCCGGTGAACTCTTCCACATCGTGTCCACGCATGCAGAGCTTGGGGTCGCCATCCCTTGTGAACTTGGGTGCGCCAAATTCATCGGTGGCCTGGGCAATGTGATAAAGCTCATGCTCCACCAGTGCGCAGAATTCGAGGTCACTGCATTGTGAGCAGAAGTCACCGGCCAGCGTGATGATGAAATCAGGCTTATGATCGAACCACTCATAAAGCTGCTGTTCCATTCTGGCTTTCTGCCATCCTCCCGCGCGCATCATGACCTCTTCAGCCTGGCCAAGGACAGTGCGCCCCTGTTTCGTGAATGCAGTAGCTGCCCACAGGAAAGCAATGTCAGCCTCAATCAGATGCAGATGATCCGGGTTATACAGCACACCATCTTCACTGATGATTTGCTCTATAACCCACTCATGGACGCCAGCAGCTGGGATGAGTTTAATGTAGGGTGCGAACTCTTCAATAAATTCGATTGGAGGGTATGGGCGATTCAGGTTGATGCTTTCGTTTGCCATGTCCCCTACATATTTTTCAATAAGCTGGTACCGTGATCCTGATGACAGGAATGAATAACCACTACAAAAGAACAGCGCCAATCTTGGTTGCTGCAGTTAGGGGGTTATATGAGCCATCAGGAATATATCGATATTGGTCGCATCGCTGCGTCAGTCATCCACGATTTTGCATGGGTATTAATTGTATGGTGGAGGTGGCGAGGTTGCAGCGCTTCACAACGTGACTAACCGTTATCCCTTTTCGGTGGATTCAATCGCATAGCCCCATTTTGATCACTATCCCTGACAACAGTGGTATTATTCTTAGCGGTATAATGTATAGGCTGATTAAGAATGCTTACCAGTAAACAGAACAATGCTTTAAATATCATGATGGCTCTAAGTGAGGAGAAAGTTATCCCTGTCAGAGATTTATTTTCAGAAGTTTCACTTTCTGTTAGTTATCTTGAAAGTCTGATCGCAGTACTCAGGGATGAAGGCCTGGTTAAGAGTATGCCCGGCATGTATGGCGGTTACGCCTTATCACGCAATCCCGCCAGCATTACCGTAGCTGACATATTGTCTGCCTTTAGTGCCTCAGACACTCCGTACCCAGTGGTTCGGGCTCTAATTTCGGTATCTCTTAAAGATTTGCAGGATTCAGCTCAAATTTCTAAGCCCTGAACATTCGGGAGTGACTCATCACAAATAATCACTTGCGCTGTTCAGTGAGATACTTCTGTTAATTTTCGGCTCAGGCATGAGAAGCCACACGGGCTGCATGGGATGCCATTGCATTTTGCTTGAACGACTTAACTCGGGAAATCGCATAGCGAATCGCTTCTATCCACCGAGGGTCGGCTGAAATTATCAGGGAATTTTTTAGCGAAGTATGTAAATCACTCCATACCATGATGCGTACAGACACATCTCTCCCAATTCCATGATTGAAGTCCGTTAGGATTGAGTTGATCGCTTCTTTTGTTTGCTGGTAGCCATCCCCCATCTGATACATACCCGCAAGACGTTTTATCTGAATCTCAATATCACCAGCCATGTCATCTTGCATCGTGCGCTCCGTTTTCGTCTTTGAAATTTGACTTAGCGAATAAAAGTCTAGTAGCTGTTACACAAATTTTCGACCAATTTGACTTCAAGTAGTGCAGTTAATTATTCAAACGAAAGATCGGATACTTCAGTATTGACAATGGGTTATGTATTAATTGCGCGCTATTTACTTAAGAAATGTCTGGTATTTGTCATTATTTCCAAAAGTTTCCGTCAAATCCCGGCAACATATTCAGAAAGGTATACAATTCACCCCGCACTGGTAATGTGCCTTTGGGCATATTCCATGACTAACGAGCAGCATTAATAGCTGACAACCCTGTGTGTGACATCTACCGCCGTAGTCCGATACGGCGGATTTTTTTCAAATCAGGATTATCCCGAGCTTACAGACTATTTGAACCGCGTCTTCCGCTTTGCTTGCAGATCAACCTGCACCAGCTTCCCCAAGTAACAACACATCACCTTAAAGACTTTCACACGTTCAACTATTGCGAGGCTCTGTACCAGGCCTGCCATCTGTAAGTGTTTAGACGGAGGGTTCTTGCACACTCAGCATTTTCTACATCCGATTGCAGATCAGTATCACTGTCCTTTCCCGCCTGGCTGAGCTTGCACGGTGGACTCATCAAATCCTGGGATAGTGTTGGCCGCGTCGATTGCTCGCTGCCGCAAGCTGACAGCAACATCATCAAAACGGCACACAGTGCGATTCGGGTCTTGAACATATTTCACCACTTCGCGGGTAATTGTTCGGTAGATGACTTTGCCACCAGCATTAGCAGTTGCCGCCTTCTGCTCAATCGGAACAAGCCTGGCTTCAGCCTTCTGCTTCTTCAGTGCATAGTCAGCGTTGACTTTGTCGCTGTGGGCATACCAACCATTCAGGTAGCGAATCTCTCCGTAACCAATGGCGCTGGCAATTATCACCACGAGTGTGATCAGGAAACTACGCAGGCTAAATGTCATTTGCACCCTCCGCCAGGCAAAGTGAACGCTCCATATCGCGACGATTCTGCAATCCTTTCCACTTCATGCCGCCAGCGTAAACCCAGCGGCGCATTTCCTCGCACGCTCCGGCTTCATCACCGGCGTTCAGCTTCTTAAGCAATGTGGATTTTAAAAAGGCAGAGGTGCCAACGTTGTAAGTGAAGCTGTAGAGCGATGCGCGCTGATATTCACCAAGCGGAACTTTCACCAGACTATCTACAGCACTTTTAACGGACTGAAGGTCATTCCACATCAGGCGATCGCATTCACGGTCAGTGTATTTGCGGCCCTTAACGATATCGCCGCCGGTATGCCCGTCGCAGACAGTCCAGACCCCGGCTACATCTTTGTAGGGTTCGTATACTCGCCCTTCTACGCCGTCCTTGCCGCCGAGAAATACCGTGGCAATAAACAATGCGCCACCGCCCGCCGCTGCAATCAGCTTATTGCGGAGACTGTTAGACAAAGACATGAGTTACTCCTCGTTTGGGGCGTCAGAGCCTGCAGGCCAGCGCTGATAGGCTTTAATCTGCGCCAGAGTGGCCTTGCGTTTGTAATACCAGTTGATTCCAAGAGTGATGACCGCGACCACGATGCCAGCAAGAACACCAACCGCGCTCCACTCATCAGGACTTAACCGGGTTAGCAATCCAACAGCAATTGTGCCCGAGGAAGCGCCGTAAGCAGCGCCCGTGGCAATTTTGCTCATATCGATACTCATACACACCTCCCATTGGGTCGGTGCTGTCTATAGTCAGGAGAAGGGACGCCCGCTAAAACTCAGGAAAACTCGGTGAGTTTTCACTGACTGGAAGAGGCAAAAAAAAGGCCCGCCAGAGCGAGCCTTTAGATAATCAGATTGGGGATTGCTATGCCGGGTGCCTCCCGGTGATAAGTACCAGCTAATACTTACCGCTTGAGACCGATTCTGGGAGTGCAGCTGTCGCCCCTCCGCATAGGGGGATTCATAGCAATGATTTCATAATAGCAGGTTGACTTGACGCCAGGGGCTTCAACTGAATAAATCCAATAAGCCCAACCCGGAATTAGGCTTCCCTTCCCAGAGTGAAGTTTTGAAAAATGTTCTTCAACACAGGTAGGGTGGCTATGCATTAGAAATTGCTATGCCGGGTGCCTCCCGGTGATTCAGAAAAGCCACAATCTGAATCGCTTCAGTCTTTAACGAGCCCTGTGGCTTAGCCCCTCCGCATAGGGGGATTCATAGCAGTCATTTTATAATAGCATGTTGCCGGAACGCCGGGTGCCTCCCGGTGAATGAAGTACAGCTACCTTCATCCGCAAACTTGCGTTGGCTCTTAGCTGATGCCCCGCCGCATAGGGGGATTCGTTCCGACTTTGAAAATGTCTGCGGTGCCGGGTGCCTCCCGGTGAGTAAGTCCAGCCAGCCTTACCCGCTATTAGGCTTGTTGCCACTCAGGAGAGTGATAGCTGTCGCCCCATCGCTTAGAGGGATTCACCGCATTGATAACAATCTAGAACATAAGACAAAAATAATAAACCCTGACGCATTTGGCGGTCGCGTATTCCTCATTGTAAGCCTGGGAGGATTTACACAAACAAAAAGCCCCTTCGGTTAAGAAGGGGCTTCCGGCCTGATATGCGAGATGAATGATTGGACTAGCGAATGAAGCATATCAGGCGATTTATTTTTAACAAAAACTCTTTTTTGAAGTCAAGAATCTTAATTGAAAAAGGCACCACCTGAGTAATGCCCTGAATTTGGTGCGCCCGTTTATCGTCAATGATTAGGTAACAATCCATCGTTAGATGTGGCGCATTGAGATGATACACAATCAATACTAGCTGCATTCATCAGCATTTCAACAATGATAGTTCTTATTTACAACGCACAGGAAAGATTAGTAGTTTCAATCTAGCAATATCTAAGTTAAGCCGTGATGGTGCAAATCCGGAATAAGCTAACTGAATTTACTGCCTGACAGAATCATCGATGTAAAACGTCAGGAATTCGAAAAAACGACTTCAAAAGCCCTGATTAAGAATGTGCTTAAGGTCTTTGAACTGATTGCGCGTATATTACTTGGCGGGTACTACCCAATCTCTTGAAGAAACTTGAATTTTTATCCCGGAACTTATCATTTCGGGATCTTTTTTTTCAAAAAGGCCCACCGAAGTGAGCCATGCTTTGCTGAAGCATTATGGCTTATCTGCGGTGCCGCTCGTTAGACGGTGAGTAAGGTACAGTCCCCTTACCCGCTTGCTCAGACAGCCCTCCAGAGCTTTGACTGTTGCCACGCCACTAGACGTGATTCACCGCATTAAATCCAGCATATAGTTAAGCATTACTTAAGTGAAGTTTTTATCTTAAAATATATGACCTGACACCTGACACTTATACGTTTTTTCAGGCATTCATGAGATGGAGAGGTCCGCCGTCAAGGAATTTAACCCCGTCCTCTGGCATTAGAGCCAGCGCTCTTTCCAATAAGCTAACGGCGGATTAATTGCCATGCCGGGTTACTATCAAAAGATGATTTAAGCCAGCAGACAACGAAAGCATTATAGTCGCTACAGCGCCGGGTGCCTCCCGGTAGGCTCGTAAACAATCAACGACACCCGCATGTTAACGCACTTCGATTGTTCTGCCCCTCCGCTCAGGGGGATTCGTTGTAGCAAAGAGAATTTAGCATTCGATTAAAACTATATGATTTTAGTAAATAAAAAAAACGCTACGGCTGGTAACCGTGGCGCTTTTAATCACTCACCTATGATGGATGGAACTGCTCAGTCCGCTTTGCTTCCCGAGCGTAAAGTGAATATGCCAGGTCGCATGCCCTTTGTCTTTAGCTATTTGTGCCATCAATTCTCTTCACTCCTTATTTTAGGGAATTTAATTCTCCATTTCGCGTTTTATTGCATAAAACATTTCCCCCTCAAGAATATCCAGCGCCCATTCCATTCTGTTGCGGGCTTCCTTTGTGCTGATACCCGTGAAATAGATCATGGATGCTCCGATGTTTTGCACGCTCTTGCGTTTGCAATATCGTAATCTGGCTACGTTTTTAATCGGGTTGTCCTTACCGAATGTTTTCACCATAACTGATTCAACAAAGGCAGCATCATCTGATTCTTTGGCGAGAGCAATGATGTTTGCCGTTGCTGATTGAGGGATTAGCAGGTCACGGGCTTTGCGGAATAACTCTTCGCCGCGTAAACCCTCACAGTGTAGCTCTGACACGATTTTCTCAATCTGTCTGCCCTGCTGCTCACTCCATTCGCAACGCATCATAAGGCGGCCAATAACGTTTACTTCTCCGTGATCGTAATCTTCATTACCCAGGTGCTGACCCCACACTGTGAGCATGTGGCGAACCCATGCCTGTTGCGATGAATTGATGGTCTTCCATCCATTACCAAACAGTCGTCGCATGTCGGCAGCGCTGCGCACACCCGCAAGCCTGACGATTTGTTGGAAGTCTCGTTCAATGCGCATGTTTCATCCCCATGATTTTGGCGGTGTGCTTGATAATTCGGTAATCGACCGGGAAGGTATTTCGTGAGCGGTACATTCTGAGCAACCGCCATTTTTCTCGAAGGTAATCGGCGATCATTTCTTTCTCCGTCTGGTGATTTTTGTAGGGCTTGCGTGGCAGCTAGGGACGCTTACTCAGTATCGGGAAGGGATGATAGGGATAAACCCGGCTGAGTAATCTGGTTAGCCAGGTCATGCCGCCTCTGATTGCTTTATTAGCTCTCTGGTTTTCTGCCGGTAGTGCGACGCTAGTTCCTGCAACTCTTCACGCGTCCACTTAACCACCGGGTGCGGGCCCATCAAGAGATCGAAAGCATCCTGCCCGATTTTCTTAATCAGGTTTGGCGTGTAGTTTTCGATGTTTCCTGAGAGATGCTGATTGCAGGGAACGCACTGCTTATGGCAGTTGGTTTCGTCATAACGTGTGGCCGGCGATGCGCCGCGGGTGCGGTAATGACCAGCGTCATATTTTCCATCGTGAAAGCGACCGCAACTTATGCATGGATCGGCAGCGTCGCGTGTGCGGATAAACTCGTTGAAGGCGGCTTGAGCTTGTTTGTGGAAGTGGCTGAGGGGCTTAAGTGCTAACTTGCGGATCTTATGGTGACGTTTTTCCTGCTGTGCTTCTTTCTTTCTAACCTGCTCCTGCTGCTGTATTCGTTTCTTTCTGGCTGCTGTTGCGAGTTGCTTTATCAGTTCGTCTTGGTGCTCTTCGCAACACCACCACTGATAAAGCGTAAGAGGCTTATAGCGCTTTTTGCATATTCGACATTTACGCACCTTCGGTGCTTTCCTTTCTTCAGGCATTGCACCTCTCCTTATTGCGGTCATCATAATATCTGAGGTCGTCGCCCTTGAGCGGCATAAGATATATGGATGGGAAAATACACCAGCCAAAATTTCTGAAATCTCTTAGCGAGACGGACATTTTGCCAACACATACAATGTTACCGACACACAGCCAGCCTCCTGTGTTAGAGGGCATTTGTCCACAAGTACCATCTGGTGCGTTAAAAAATTCTCCAGCCTCGAACCAACTCAGTAATGTTACAGACTTACCGACATTCTCTGGATTCACTGAGTCAATCACCAAGGCAACGCAACCTGCTTCAAGTCCTGATTTCATCAGATTTTCTCCACATGATAACATCTGGCCCTAATTCATATTCATACGGACCCGGAAGTTTTAAAGCTATTACAGAGAAGACGTGGTTAAAACTTCGAACGTTATCGGTGTTCTATTCTAAATATTAGGTTGTTATTGCAGAATTGCATGAATTAATTATGACGCTTCGTCTGTGCGATCCTTATGCGCGTAATCGGGCCAATATTTATTGAGGATGATTGCTGGTACCTTCAGCTTTAGCCCAAGCGAGTGGGCCTTACCTGTAACAGCTGACACCGATTTATTTATTGCGGCTGCCATAACGGGCACAGGAACCTTTCCGGCGACGCGCTCGATGTAAGCCAGATCCTTATCTGACCATGTTTTCTTAGGCATTTTGATTGTCCTTCAGTTTTTGATATTCGCTATCGTGCGGAATGGTCAGCGCCAGCCCGAACTGCGCGCACCACTGCTCAACCTGATTGAGGAAGAAGTGCATATCCCCTGTATCAAGGCTGGATGTATGGCGTGGTTCATAGGAGATTACCTTCTCGCCGGTAACGAAGTCGGTATATGTAATCTCTTCGCAGCCAAGGTAAGTGCGTTTGAGGTTGCGCTTTACCCAATCAGGTGTGGCGTCGATACGACCAGACTTGATGAGGTATTCGCTGATTTCCCCAAACCACATATGGACGAGACTGTTCTGTGAAAGGCTACGTTTTTCTTTCCACGGCCTTAAGGTTAGCCGGTAGGAGTCGCCAGATTCGAGCAAAGGGAGTAACTGCTGCCCCACGGCGAGGAAGTTCGATTTGTGCAACCGAACCCCATTTTTCGAGATGTCGGCCATATAGTTTAATTAGTTTATTTTTAAGTTTTACTTGATTTCCCTGGTGCTTAATTTACTTAACGGTGAGGGTAAGCCCAGGAGTGGTCAATGCCCATTGATGATAAGATTCCGGTAATAGCTAAGTAAGCCAATACCAGCGCGAAAATGACAATTGCTGTAATTTCAAGTGATTTCAGAAAATGATGCTTAGCCATAAATATCCCTCTTCAGTTTGTGTGTATTGAGCGTACCTCTTGAAAATAAGATGTTACCGGTAAAGTACAAGTCAAATTCACACATTGAAACGTAAAGCAGAACTTATTGATTTTTTGCGTTGCGAATATACCCCTCCACTTTGAGGGCTATCATCGCCGTACGGTCGGTTTTAGGTGACCCTGCTCATGATTTACCTCGCTTCAGGGTGGCACGCAGCATCGCAACGCCTTCCTGCGCTTTCTCGGTGGTTGATGGGATGGAGAGCTTTAACAGCTGCTTACACGGCTCGGGTATTTCTTCTCCAGCTTCGATGCGCTGTGACATCTTGCGCAGCTCAGAGCGGCATTTCACGCGCAGCTCGGGTTCACTCAGATTGTTAGCGCGCATCATGCTGTACAGGCCGGTGACCATCCAGTATTCGGCGTTGCTGCCCCACGGATAGTCTTCTGCTGTAACGTAACCGCCACGTTTGGCGCAGTAGGTCATCACCAGGGAATACAGTGAATCTTCGTCTGGCAGGCCAGCGGCGCTTAATGATGACTGCTTGCACCAGGTGATGAACTGGCCGGGCGATGGCAGGAACGGTGATCCGCTGGCGCGCGCCTGCCGCATTCCGGCCGCCAGCTGTGTTTTGCTGGTAATGCCGTTCTCGGCGAAGGCCGCAATCCATTGACGCTTTGCCGCTGCTTCATCATTAGGCTTACGCCAGGCGGTGCTTACTGATGCCGGGAAAACCTGCTTCAGGCCGTCAAAAAACTCGTTCATCATTTTTTCGACTTCAAGGTGAAGACGGCGATCGGCAGGCTGCGGTGCATCTCCGGCCATACGGGCGAGCGCACTGCTGTCGCGGCTGTTGATGGCTGCTACGAGTTGTCTCATATGAAATTCTCCCAGGCTTCTTCACTGTTCCAGTGGGCAGCTGGTTGGTGATCCGCCGATACAGGTCGGTTTCTATTAGGCTGATTCATCTGTGCTCTAAGCGTGTCCCACTTCTGCCGAAGTTTTGCAGGGCTCAAGACGTTGGTCTGCCAGAAGGCGTCAGCATTGGCCCATTTGAATACTTCACAGATTTCCAGATGCGTGCATTTCAGCGCGTTGCGCGCCAGGCGGATATCGTTCGCCCATGCCGGCCAGTTAGGTTGCTGGGTAGTGGGCGACACATTGCGAACTTTAGAAAATATCCATTCGGCTGCTTTGAGATCGTCAGCTGTACCCCATTTGTCCCCTTTCGGAGTTTGGATGGCAGCATCAGGTCGGATAGCCGGAATATTTTCAGAGGGTGGGTCAGAGGATTCGCCAGAATTCTCGGACGAATAATTAATGTCTTTCTTGTCTTTTGAATAATGTCTTTTGTGTGTCTCCGGGTTAGAGACAGGTAAAGTCTCTAGGTTAGAGACAGTTTTTGTCTCTGGATTAGAGACTAAATTGCTAACTTGGAGACACTTGCTGAAATGCCACGCTGAAACCTCTTTGTTAACGCCGATTAACCCCCCTTCCATTAACAGGCAATTCATTGAAAGCAGTTCTTTTTTTGCCTTGTTGACGTTCTGGCGAGAAAGCCCGGTGAGTTGGGCAATCTGCTCGTCAGCAATGCGATCTGATTTCTTGTTGAAACCGTATGTTTTGCGGACATATGCCAGCATCAATTTCAACTGCCTAGCTGTTAAATCGGCACTTGCGATAGCTTCCAGTAGCTCGTTAGCGATTCTGGTATAACCATTATCGGTATCGACCACACGGCGCTCCACGGCCTCAGTATCAGGCCTGATTGGTGAGACGTTGCTGTAGGCGAGATTACTCATAAAGTGACCCGCCACTGTTTACATATCCAGTTAATCCTGGCATAATTTTCTCCAGTTATTTGTGTTCGCAAATTTCTACTTGGCGCTGAAACTGTTCCCGCAGTTCGGCGCTTTTTCTTTTCCCATCGCAGCTGCCACCGCTTGCCGGGCAACCTCTGCAATCAGGCTCGTTTCCCACACCTTCTCAAGCAGCACGAAAACCGTTGCCATATCGCGCAGGTTTAAACGGCTTACTTTCGATTCATGCCATCCGGCTTCGTCAGCTAGAACGCGCTGGCCTTTATGCGTAAGACGGGAGCGGAGTTCTGTTTCCACTTCATTGATTAACTTGCTGTTTCTTGCGTGTTCCATATTCGATAATTCCTTTTAGAAATTGATAGACGTAACAAAGCCGAAGCAGATGCCACGTTTGATGTGTTTGTTTAATTGGATTTCGCTTTTCAGCGACGTAGGACAGGACGTCCGTTGTTAGAGAGCGGTGATACTTAAGCTGCTGATGCTCGCTGCGGTGCAAACACCAGGTTTTCTTTGTTGACCGGTACATAACCGGAGAAGTGCTTACTGGCTTCCTCGATTGCGGATGCTTTGCCCGGTGATGCGCGGCGGAATCCATATGCAATCTGATCGAGGTAGCCAACGGATGTTTTGGCCAGAGCTGCAAGGCGAACCCAATCATCATTGGTTGCCTCTTTGCGCCAGCGGAGTAATTCGTTACCCATTGGTGCCTCCTTAAAATAACAAAATTAGTTTAGCGTTATGCTAAATGACTAGCAAGCATCATTTAGCATTTTGCATATTTATCGTATTGCTAAATGATGTGAGAATCAGTGGATGGAAAATAAAGACATTCGCAAAGCAAATCTGGAGCAGATGCTGGAAAAGCACCTCGCTACCAGTGGAAACACAAAGGCCAGCTTTGCTGAGCTTTTGGGGATCAGTGCATCCCAATTCAGCCAGTTATTAGGCGAAAAGAGTGTCAGGAATGTTGGCGATAAGATGGCGCGAAAGATAGAGGCGTCTCTCGGTTTGGCTAATGGCTGGCTGGACTCAATACATTCATCGGAAGCTATCGATGCCAACGTAACCAGCCCGCAACCTTTCACACGCGGCGCTAGCTACCCTCTCATAAGCTGGGTGAGCGCTGGAGCCTGGTGTGAAGCCATAGAGCCATACACGCTAAGCGAGATACTTGAACGCTATGAGTCTAATGCTCATGTTGAAGGGGATGGGTTTTGGCTGCGTGTTAAAGGCGATTCGATGACATCACCATACGGGCAAAGCATCCCTGAAGGAATGATGATTCTGGTCGATACCGGTAGAGAGCCAAAAAATGGCAGCCTAGTTGTGGCAAAGCTCACCGATGCCAACGAAGCTACCTTCAAAAAGCTGGTGATTGATTCTGGCTTGGGAAAGAAGTATTTGCAGCCACTCAATCCGCAGCAGGAAAGGATCGAAGTGAACGGCAATTGCAAAATCATTGGCGTGGCAATTGAGCAGCGGGGCAGCCTGATTTAAGGCTCAGTGGCCGGAAGAGACGTTTGGATAAGCCGCGCTGGGGAGCTGGCAGGAGGTTGCATGCTACGGATAGCACTTTCACAAAGTGAGGCAAATATGGCTCTGAAGGTTTTTAGTCCAAGACTTCATTACCTCGCCTACTTCATTGTGGCATTCGCCTATCTTGAGGTGATTTTGTTTTTCTTCTTCCCTTAGTGGCCTGAATTAATATCAGGAATATTATGAAAATTGCATTAATCGCATTCATCCCCTTATTACTTGCATCATGCGCTTCACATGACGAAACACCACACAGTATCGGCATGGCGAACCCTGCTTCAGTTCACTGCCTGAAAATGGGTGGCAAGCTCGACATTGTGAGAGGTACTGACGGTGATGCCGGTTACTGCACGCTGCCTGGCGGTGAGCGCATCGAAGAGTGGTCGCTTTACCGGAGAGATAACCGGAAATGAAAATTGGATACCTCTTTCCGGTGGCGATCATCATCGCTGGCGTAATGCTGCTGATATGGTTCATCGCAAGCGGGGCTTATGCGCCAGGTGGATGATGGCGGAAGAGACGTTTGGGTAAAGGAATTAAGCCATTAGCCGATACTAAGTATGTGGCTTAGTTTGTGAGGTTTTCTGGTTGTGATTGAGTTTAATCTGCAAAATCAAGCTATCACATTTATAGTTTGCAACTAGAATCCAGTTGCACTAATTTTATCAGAGGATGTATCCTGCGTGGCGCGAAAGGAAAAGCTAAAAGCTAAGCTCGACATACTTCCCAAAAATTTCACTTGGGAAGAGTTAGTCACACTCATGAGTCAATATGGATTCAGAGTGCTTAATGCTAAGCGCGGTTCGGGACGAAAGTTCTATAATGAAAAATTAGATAGGATTGCAATTTTTCATGAACCGCATCCTGAAAACACGCTAAAAAGATATGTTTTGGAAGAAGTTAAACAGTTGCTGGATGAGATTGACGATCATGAATAACCTAATGAAATACAAAGGTTACTTTGGAAGTATTGAAGTTTCACTTGAGGATGGAGTTATCCATGGAAAGCTTGAGTGCATTAATGATCTGATTACATATGAGGCATCAACTGTCCCTGACCTGAAAAAGGCATTTGAAGCAGCCGTGGATGATTACCTGGAAACCTGTGAAGAACTAGGCAAGAAACCAGAGAAGACCATGAGTGGCACCTTCAACGTTCGCATAGGCGAAAGTCTCCATAAAGAAGCTTACCTTGCATCTAAGGCAAAGAAGCTATCACTCAACGATTTTGTAAGAAACGCTATTCGTGATGCATTAAATGGAAAAAATGAAATCCATTATCATTTTGAAAAGCCTAGAGAGGCCAATCACTTAAGGTTTGGCTCAATGAAAAGAAACCAAGAAAAACCATCTTGGGAGGCAGTATTTGATAAAGGGACTCATCATTAATGCTTGATAAAATTAGATTTCATGGATTCGATGTCGCAAAATCGTCACTAACCATCAACGACTTCAACTCAGAAGGCGGCCGGTATAAAATCAATTTTTCGGCGCATGAGGTTAGCCCTCAAACTGATGAAGATGGTAGTTGGCTTTTTATCGAGGTGACCCCGGAAGTTGTAGGGTACTCCAACGCTGATGCTGGCGCTGATGACGAAGCCAACAAACTCGATGATAGCGCAGAAGAGTCAGAAGCATTCATAGCCAATGCTTCGTTGATTCTTACTTTCCAGTGCGACATGGACGATGAGCTTAGTGAAGATTTCTACAATCAGAATCAGTGGTATTTCGATAACTATGTCTACATTTGTACAAAAATAACTTTCGAAAAACTTTTCGCTAACTCAGTTCTTGATACCATAAGCCTTCCTTGGTCTCCAAGATTCAGGCCTACAAATGCCGGCGCTTCTGAATAGATTTTATTCATATTAATACTTTAACCCGGCCACCGCGCCGGGTTTTTCATGTCTTCAACTTGCCCGTCCGTACTAACTCTGCAGCATCCCGATATACACCTTTCCCGATCACGTTAGTTTCCACTTGGCGCATACCCTCAAGCCGTTCCGATAGCGTGTACTCAGTCAGCGGTAGCCCAGCTGACCGCAATTCCAACACTGCAACGCCGATCGCATTAGCCAGCATCACAGCCCTTTCTTCGTCGATTTCCATACGCCACCTGTACATTTATCACTCAATCCAGCTTATCACGCTCAGCGCGTAGTGGCTTTTAGCGCCTGAATAAAAATAAAACGCCTTCTAAATCATTATGCTAAACACAATTCATAAATTATTTAGCATTTTGCTATTGCTATATATTTAGCATAACGCTAAATTACATCCCATCAGCAGGACGCTGGCGAACAACGAAACGGATGGCACGCTCTTTTAACAACGGTGACGGATCACCTACGTGGCTGAAAAGCCAATTAGTACCAAAGCGTGAGTTTTGGGGTGTAACGGATAGCTACTTTGCGATGCTCTCAGCCTTAGCTGGTCCGCACTGCCGCTACACCACCAAAATTCACTCAGGAGGTATCTATGGCACGCAGAACTCAATTCTCTGGTTCAGCTGCAGGTCGTCGCCGGGAACGCCGCGCAGGCCTTCAGAGCGAAGTCAGCAACAGTTCTGAAGTTCTTCACCGCCCTACTCCGAGCCGCGTTGTGTTGCAGTGCAAGCGCCACGTGACACCAAGCGTTAACCGCGCAGTCGACACCGAGACGGAGTATCACAAGCAGATTCTGGCGGGTGCGGCGGCATATGTTGAACATCGCATCAGCAACAAATACCAGAAGGTCAGCAACGAAGCTGGGCGTCAGATTCACGCGGTGCAGAAGATGCGCGGTAAGTCGATTCCATTGGTTTGAGGTGACAGAACTTAATTTTTAACCAGCGCGGTAATACCTTAAAAAGCAGGCACTATCTTACTTGCGCCGGCAGCGCTCAGAACACTTACGAACCTCATCCCAACACTTTTCCCATTTTTTACGCCAAGTAAATGGTCGGCCACACACTGTGCAAATTTTGGTTGGAAGTTCTTTTTTATTCACGGTGTTCCTTATTAGATTTGGCCTCAACAAGAATCAGCGGACATTTCCTCACTTTACAGGCCTGGGAATAAGCTAGTTCACACACATCGCAAATACTTCTTACTTCAGATTGATACTCGTACTCCATGTAATAACGAAAGTTGCCACCATTCGTATCTGTTCGCCAGAAACGGAGGGGTTCAAGTACTTCATCAAGCTGCCTGAAAGTCAGGCCTGTCGGGTTATGAAAACCCACTCTTACGCGATATGTAGTCATGATTTGATAATCCCTAACCCACTGATTCGTTACAACCCGGTAATTAATCTCGCTGTGATAGGGATTTCCTAAATACACCCGCCTCTGTGCGGGTATTTTTTTGCCCGCAGGAGAAGGAAATGAGTGAAACAACGGATTTAGCAGTACTGGAAGTTAAGCCTGAACAGGCACCGACGCTGTATGTGCCAAACGGCCTAAACGCTTATCTCGATGAGATTCGCAACTCAGTGAATGAAGTGCCAGACCTGAGCACGGATAAAGGCCGTAAACGCATCGCTTCACTGGCGGCGCAGGTATCGCGCAGTAAGACCGCCATCGAAAAGCCCGGTCGCGATTACCTGAAGCGCCTTAAAGAGTTGCCGAAGGAAGTCGAGGCAGAACTGCGCCGCTTCGTGTCCGAGTGCGATGCCATCCGCGATGAAACCCGCCGCCCGCTCACCGAGTGGGAGCAGGCTGAAGATGAACGCAAGCAGGCCTTGCAGCAGCGCCTGGCTGATCTCCGTGCGCTGGCCGATGTAATTGACGATGCCGGTAATTACCTGCCATCCACAGATATTCAGGCGCGCCTCTGCGAAGCCAAAGCGGTGACACTGGACGACACTTGGCAGGAAATCGCCACCGAAGCGGGTGTGGCGAAGGATGCCACGGTGCAGAAGCTGGAAGCCGCGGTAATCGTTGCCAAGCAGCGTGAAGATCAGGCCGCCGAACTCGAACGCCTCCGCAAAGAAGCGGAAGAGAAAGCGCGCCGCGGTCATGAAGAGAAGCTGAAGCAGGAAGCCGCCGAATCTGCCCGCCGTGAAGCCGAACAGAAAGCGCAGGTTGAGCGCGAGAAGCAGGCGGCAATCGCTGAAGAGCAGCGCAAAGCTAAAGCTGCGGAAGATGCCCGCCTGGCTGAAGTGAAACGTGTGGTTGATGAAAATGCAAAGCGCGCTGCCAATGAAGTGCACCGAAAAGCAGTCGGTACTGCCGTTGTGAATGCACTGATTGCTAACGCTGGCCTTTCGCGTGAAGACGCTATCGCCACTCTGGTAGCGCTTAAAGACGGCCTGATTCCCCACACCACCATCAATTACTGATCACCCCACTTAACCAACATCAGGAGTTACCCATGCAATTTGCAACTGCTGGGGCTGCCCACATGGGTAGCTCCCCAATGAACACGCCTGTAACCAACCAGTTTTCTTTCAAATTATCCGGTGCGGACGTTATGCACTGGCAACCTAAAAGCCGCTTACAGCAGCTGTGGGAGCGTTTGGTTGAGGTCATCACTCAGGATGGCAACCCATGACAGAGCAGCAGAAAGCCGAGCAATACCAGAAGCAACAGGAAAAGTGGGATCGACAGCGCGCTGATCTGCTTAAACGCTCCAATGGCTTTACGTTCATCAACGCATTTTTGCAGCGCCTGATCATGGGAGAACGCAAATGAAATTCCGCCTGCACGACAAGGACGGCAAAGAGGTTCAGGCCATTGCAGACAGCCTGCCTGATGACGAGCTGCAGATCATCGCAGCCCGCGTTGACAGCATTCTGGGTCAGCGGCACATGAGCCCGATCGTTGCTCCAGCCTGCGCTTACCTGCTTCGCCATTTCGATCACGAAGCCATGGGCATGTTCGACATGGATGATGAGTTGGAGATAGCCGCTGACGCATTCATGCGCGACATGATGATCACCGCCGCGAAGCGCGAGCGGGCGATTGAAATCTGGAAACACAAACACAGTTACGATGAGGTGGCGTGATGGAGCCTGGCATTTATTTCGACATTAGCAATGAGGCGTATCACCACGGCGCCGGCATCAGTAAATCACAGCTGGATGACATTGCGATCAACCCGGCCATTTTCCAGTGGCGCAAGGAGGCGCCTGAAGATGAAGAGAAGAAATCGGCGCTCGATATGGGAACCGCGCTTCACTGCCTGCTGCTGGAACCGGCAGAGTTCGACAAGAGATTCATCGTGGCGCCAGAGTTCAACCGCCGTACCAATGAGGGAAAGGCGAACGAAAAGGCTTTTCTCAAGGACTGCTCAGGATTGGGCATGACTGTCATGGACGCCGAAGAGGGGCGTAAACTGAAACTGATGCGCGCCAGCGCCCTCGCCCACCCCGCCGCCCGCTGGCTACTCGAAGCGGAAGGCCATCAGGAAGCGTCAATTTACTGGAATGATGAACAAACCGGAGAGCTATGCCGTATCCGCCCGGATAAATTCCTGACCGGCCAGCCGGTGATCGTCGACGTGAAGAAAGTGGCCGACATGAGCCGCTTTGCCCGCCACGTTGAAGAGTTTCGCTATCACGTTCAGGACGCCTACTACCGCGAAGGCTACAGCAAACATTTCGGCGAATATCCCATGTTCGTTTTTATCGCCGTCAGCGAGTCGATTGACTGCGGCCGGTACCCGGTGCGGGTGTTCCAGCTCGGTGAGGATGACGTAGCTGTAGGTTATGGCCTGTTCCGCCGTGACCTGACCGCCTACCACGAATGCATGCAGTCCGGTAACTGGGGCGGCATTGAAGAAATCACGCGCCCTGAGTGGGCTAAGAGAAAGGATTACGCATGAGCAACGAACTGACGCAGTCACCAGTCAATGAGGCTGATACTAAGGCAGCCATCTTTAGCCCGAGCGGCCTGCAGAAGTTACAGGCGTTTGCCAATGTGATGGCCGAAGGCCGCGCAACGGTGCCGGGGCATCTGGCCGGGAAGCCTGCTGACTGTCTGGCGATCGCCCTGCAGGCGGCGCAGTGGGGAATGAACCCTTACGCAGTGGCGCAGAAAACGCATCTGGTCAACGGAACGCTGGGTTATGAAGCTCAGCTGGTTAACGCGGTGATCACCAGCTCAACCGCCGTTCAGGGCCGTTTCAAATACGAATACGGCGGCGACTGGGAGAAGTTTAAGCCAGGTGCAGCGAACGCATCCAATGAGCGCGGCCTGTTTGTGCGTGTCGGCGCGGTGCTGCGAGGTGAAACGGAAATCACATGGGGCGAACCATTGTTCATGGAGTACGTCACCACGCGTAACTCCCCACTCTGGAAAACGGCACCAAAGCAGCAGCTGGCTTATCTGGCCGTCAAATACTGGGCGCGCCTGTACTGCCCTGATGTGATTCTTGGTGTGTACACGCCAGACGAATTTGAGCCTCAGCAGCGCGCAGAGCGCGATGTCACCCCGGCGCGCAGCCGTGCCGACCTGAACAACCTGATCAACAACAAGCCAGAAACACAGCAGCCTGAGCGCGAAATTAACCCGGCGACGAGCACTAATGATGCACCGCGCACGCCGGATCAGCTGCTGGCCGATTTTACCGAAGCTTCAGCCAATGCTGATTCAGTTTCGAGTCTCGACCGCTTCTACAAATATGCGGCAAAGGTGCTGGCTGACAACGCCGGACACCTCGAGAAAGCCACTGATGTTTATTTGATCCGCAAAGCGGAGCTGGATGAAGCGGGAGCGTAGCCATGCGCAAACTTGCACAGTACCGGCGCAACGCTGCGCCCAATAGCGGCTTCAAGGAGCGAGCCGTTTGGCAGTTAAGCAAGGGACCGATGACAGGGCGAGAATTAAGCGCCCTTTTTCATATGACGCTCGGTCAATTCAACAGCATCATGCGCGGCTGCCTGCGTGGTGAAACGGCGGTGATTACCGCTACTGACCCGGTGCCGGTAGATGGATGCACCGACTTCACTTACACGCTGGTCAGCACAAAGCGCATCACTCACAAGAACCCGAAGGCGATCGTCGTTTCGTGGCGCGCTTTCGGCATGGCTACCAATGACAGCCAGCGCATAAACACAGAGGCGGCACAGCGCCGCGCCAGATTAATCAAGGCTGGCCTGTGGCCGGTTGGCGAATAAGGGGAAGGTAAATGGCAGGAATTAAGCGTTACGACGAAGGCGGATATGGATTAAGCAACATGGAAGAGGCCGCCGATGGTTCATGGGTGGACTATGACAGCCACTTAATGGTCGTGATGGGCCAAGAGCAAATGCTCAATGACAAGATTTCTGAATTGCAGAAAAAGCTAGATACTATGCGTGCTGATTTTGTAGATGAGGCAATCACAGCACTTACTGAATCCGGAGCTCAGAGTTTTGGTGACTGCATTGTCGCGTTAAACCAACTCCGCGCCGATGCAGATAAAGGTGGCAGCGATGACTGAGCATGAGTTTTACCGTTCAGACTGGATGACAGAAGACCAGTTCTATTGCTTCCAGATGCTTTGTGATGTCATGGGCGGCGGCAATCATCTATGCGGCGTGGTTAAGCCACATTCGCGTGGCATAGAGTTGAATACCCGACATTTTTACGCAGCAACATACGATTTCGACCAACTTACCAAAGCCGTTATATTGGCTCACGACCGCTGCATCCGGTTCGAAATTTGCCCATCGGGTCCCGGTATGATCAAGATTGTTCTCTTCAGGCGTCAGCGTGAAGGCAGAATGTTCGAGCGTCATCCCACGATTGAGGAAGCCATCACCAGTCACCGTAAGCCCACCGATAGCACCACTTGAGAGATAACAGCTTTAGCGGTAAAACATTGTGACTAACAGCGGAGGTTAAAATGTATAGATATCTCATTATTTATCCGGACCGATACGAGATTCATCAGTCAGAAATGATTTACCATCAAAGGCAAATTGTTGAAATTAATGGTTCTAATTACATATCTGAACTTTATCACCTTGATGATAATGGACCCTACGGTGTGCTAATAAGACAATTTGATCCTGTTAACCATCCACGGATTAGGGAAGTAATTCGCCAAGCTGACATTCCAGCCCTACCACAAAATTAATTGTCGGCCCATGTCACATAACTTAGCAGCACGCAGCAGAGAAGAGCGCGACAAGATAAACGTGGATTTAGCCGCGTCAGGCGTTGCGTTTAAAGAGCGCATGAACCTGCCAGTTATCGCTATGGAAGTGGAGATGCAGCAGCCGGAATCGTTGCGCGAATACTTCAAAGAGCGCCTGCAGCATTACAGGAATGTCGCGTTGCAGTTTCCACGCGGCAGTGATCCTGTTTATCAGAAGGAGGAAAAATGACGCCATGGGGACCAATAATCGCCGCTATGATTGCAGGGTTTATTGCTTTTATAGGGATGATAATAACCAAAGAAAACAAAGTCTCTGAATTTAGGCAGGCTTGGATAATTGAATTTCGTGAAGAGGTATCATACTTAATTGAGGCATATAAGAAATGGGTAATTAATGAAAAACATTATTCAAATATTCTTGTTATTAAGCAAGGCACTCTAACCAGTGAAATTCAAATAAAAAATTTCATAGAAAGGTCTCGCCAGGTTATGGAGATTGAAAGTCAATCTGTAGGTGAGATTGAGAGGTACATTGGAAGAGTAAAGCTGCGCTTGAATTCAGATCCTACCAGAAGAAGCAAATATGAAACAGAAGTTGAAAAGCTTCTCGATAAGATTCTGATAACAAAGGATATTGATGAGTCACTAAAACTATCCAATGAAATTTATCACAATACATCCTGCATATTAAGTACAGAGTGGAAGGTTGTAAAGAAGGGTGAATTATCCTATGTGCAAGCTAAAAAATTCATATTAGCATTAGCTGTCTTTATTTCATTAATAGGGATTTTGAGTTTATGCTTCCATCTAGAGGACGCAATGAAATGGTTAATGAACTCCCCTCCATCATTGTCAATTGATTAGTCAAAAATACTAAAACCTGCCTTAGCAGGTTTTTTTATGCCCAAATTCTGGAGAAACCTATGCAAATCGACATCGGCGACAAATACGTCCTGACCGCTGACCAGTATCAGTACATCGTTCAGGAGAAGAAGACAGTCAAGGAAGGCAAGAACGCTGGCAGTGAATACCTGTCACTCGTCGGCTATTACCCAAAACTCAGCCAGGCGATTACCGGCCTGATTCATCTGGATGTGCAACTGTCAGATGTGCAGACATTGCAAGCTATGGAGCAACATATCAACCGCGTGGCGCTGCAGTGTGAAAAGGCATTAAACCATGTCGCTGAAACAAGTAATTAGAGGCGACAAAGAGCCTGCCCATCTCGTCGTCGCACATCGCGCACTGGAAGCGCATAAAGCCAGGTATGGCGAGGGCAACAAGAATCACCCAATCCTCTATTCAATTTCTTATCGCAATAAGCACTATCAGGTCGAAGTGACAACGCGGCGCGTAACGATGGCGGCGAACATAATCACCGGAGCCCGTAGTTTGGGTTGTGTGCACCACACGGCCTAACCCCCCTACCCAATTAACCTTTATCGCGCTCTGCGTGAGGAGTTGTTATGTCTGACGCACCTTCAGCTTTTCGGCAGGTAACACGCACTGCGCGGAAAGTGCATAAGTGCTGTGAGTGCCGGCGGCAGATTGTCGTCGGTGAAAAGTATGTCTACTCATCAGGAATCTGGAGTGGTGACCCATCTGACTTTAAACAGTGCGCCTTATGCAACCAGGCGTTCGAAGAAGCCACGGGTAGATCTGACACCGACGAGTACCCGCTTTTTTTTCTCAGTTGAGCGAATGGATGGGGAATTATTTTTTCCATCAGGGTGACTACGAGGATTCAGTGAAGTCCATTGCAAGGGACCTGCATATGACTACCGAGCAGATTAAGTATGTGCTCAATGGCCTATTCACATCATGACCACCACCTGCGACGAACCCATAACGCTTGGCGACCTGCTTCAATGGGTTGCCCTGATTGCCTTAATCATCATCGCCTGGCTATGGCCTGAACCTAAGTAATGTTGCCATATAGCCACATCCCACCCGATTACCCTATTTGTTGTCATATACCAACATCCGGAGAGCCAATGGAAAACGTGATCCAAATTGTGCCCAATAAATGGGTGACAGAAAAATTGCTCATTGCATTAACTGGGCTGAAGCCGGGAACAATAGAGCGCGCCAGAAAAAAAGCCTGGCTAATGGGGCGTGAATACAAGCATATCTCGCCAGAGAACGAGCCACGCCATAACAGCGAGTGCATGTATAACCGCAAGGCGATTGACGCCTGGATTGCCGGACAAAAGCATCCAGCATCGTGACCAACGAAAGGGAAATAGTTATGCTGGCGCTGCTCCTGGACGCCGGGAGGGATAAATGAGTAATACAAACTACCCAACGGGCGTTGAAAAACACGGCGGGTCACTCCGCATTTGGTTCAATTACAGAGGTCAGAGGTTAAGGGAAAATCTCGGTGTACCGGATACGGCAAAGAACAGAAAGGTAGCCGGAGAGTTGCGCTCATCTGTTTGCTTCGCCATCAAGATGGGCAACTTCAATTATGCCGCTCAGTTTCCGGACTCGATAAACCTGAAGCGTTTCGGGCTCAACCAGAAGCAAATCAGCGTCGGTGAACTTGCTGCAAAATGGTTAGATCTGAAAAGACTGGAGATCAGCGCCAACACACTCAGGAGATATTCCTCAGTAGTGATAAACATGGTCCCCAAGCTTGGCGCGACAAGGAATGTCTCTTCGGTTTCAAAGGAGGATGCCCTCTTCTTGAGAAAGGAGATTTTGACTGGTCAGCATTGCCCCGGATCGCGTCAGCCAGAAACATCGTCAGGAAGAAAGGTTCCAACCGTTAATTACTACATGGCAATTCTGAGCGGCATGTTTCAGTTCGCAGCAGACAATGGATACACGGCATCAAACCCGTTTAGTTCCATTGCAGCACTCAAGAAGTCGAAAGCAGAGCCGGAGCCACTCAGTAAGGAAGAGTTTGGTCGATTTATCTCCGCTTGCAGAAGCAGACAGGCAGCTAATTTATGGACCGTTGCCTTCTACACTGGGGTTCGGCACGGTGAGCTGGTAAGCCTGGCATGGGAGGATATTGACCTGAAGGCGGGAACGCTGACAGTAAGAAGAAATCTGACCTCTCTGGGAGACTTCACTCTGCCAAAGACAGATGCTGGAACAGACAGGGTTATTTATCTTGTCGACCCAGCTATTGAAGCCCTAAGAAATCAGGCCGAACTTACCAGGGTAGGAAGGCAATACCTTAAGGAGATAAAGTTGCGGGAGTATGGCCGGACAACCACTCACCCCTGCACCTTTGTCTTCTCACCAAAGCTCAGTGAAATTGGCAATAATGGCGGACAACATTATGCCGTTGGCTCCCTCAGCGCTATGTGGGATTCAATAATGAAGAAAGCCGGATTGAAGCATCGAAAGGCCTATCAGTCCCGGCACACATTTGCATGCTGGTTACTCACCGCCGGAGCGAACCCGTCGTTCATCGCTTCGCAAATGGGACACTCAAGTGCACAGATGGTTTATACCGTTTATGGTGCCTGGATGCCAGGCAACAGCGTCAACCAGGTAGAGATGTTAAACCAGAAATTGGGAGGAAATGCCCCACTGATGCCCCAAGGCAATTCTGACATGAGGAAATTCATTTAAATTCAGTGCACTTAGAAGAGATGTTGTGCACACGAAATCAATAATAACGAAATGTTTGATGCGCGTTTTTTACAGGAATTCTATGACAGCTATGACGAGTCGCTAGAACTGGAACTGGGCGAGTTAGGTCTGGCTGCCAATAATGATCCGCAAGAGATGGCATGGCGCCACCGTTACCTAACCGAGTTGCTGCATTTACAAGGTGAACTGGTCAAGCTGCAAAACTGGGTGATTCGTACCGGTCATCGTCTGGTGGTGATCTTTGAGGGACGCGATGCCGCAGGCAAGGGTGGCGTGATTAAGCGCATCATGCAGCGACTGAATCCGCGCTACTGCCGCGTCGCCGCGCTGCCTGCGCCCAACGATCGTGAACGCACGCAGTGGTACTTTCAGCGCTATGTTTCGCACTTGCCCTCAGCCGGTGAAATCGTGCTGTTTGACCGCAGCTGGTACAACCGTGCTGGTGTGGAAAAAGTGATGGGCTTTTGCAATGACGCGGAGTACGAAGAGTTCTTCCACAGCGCCCCTGAATTTGAACGCATGCTGGTGCGCAGCGGTATTCAGATCGTCAAATACTGGATCTCGATTACCGATGAAGAGCAGGAGATGCGCTTCCTGAGCCGTATTCACGATCCCTTGAAACAGTGGAAGCTGAGCCCGATGGATCTGGAGAGCCGCCGTCGCTGGGAAGATTACACCGCCGCCAAAGAAGTGATGCTGGAGCGCACTAACATTGAGGAAGCCCGCTGGTGGGTGGTACAAGGCGTGGACAAGAAGAAAGCTCGTCTCAACTGCATCACCCATCTGCTACAACAGGTGCCGTATGAAGCAACTGAAGGCGAACAAATTTCACTGCCTTCACGCATCCATCACGCGAATTATGCGCGCCACCCGGTCCCGGAGAGCATGATGGTGCCCGATAGCTACTGAACTATACTTCAGTCAGTGTAGGGTTATCAGGGGGACTTATGGCAGGCGGCTGGTCTGAAGATGGTGCAGTGCAAAAGCAAATTGATGCCACCGTGGATGATGCGATTGCACGAGCCAGAAGTCACCTCAATCATGGCGAAAGTGCCGGGTTTTGCGACGAGTGCGGGGAGCCCATACCTCAAGCGCGTCGCAATGCATTGCCTGGCGTGCGTTGTTGCGTGAAGTGCCAAAGTGCGTTGGATAAGCAAGAAGCCAGCCACAGCGGGTACAACCGCCGTGGCAGTAAAGACAGCCAGCTGCGTTAGTTTTGGGGCAATCCTGAAACTAACGCTGTCGTGATCGACTTCCCTGCATTGATGCGGGGAGTTGCGGTTTTAACGGCCTCAGAGCGTCAATAGCAAATTGTTGAAGCCCATTCCCAGCTTTCAGGGGCTGGCTGTGCTGGTGGAAAGGATAAAGCGGATATTAAAACGGAATATCTTGGGTGAGGCTGCAAGTTCAGCACTCAGGATTCCTTGCGTGCCCCTGCAAAGCAAGCTGAATTCGGGCTTTGACCCTATCCAGAAACGCACCCGGCGTAGTTCCCCAGTTTTCAGGGACAAACGTATCTCGATAATGCTTTCTGAAATCAGACTCTAGTTCATCGCACTCCTTCAGGAACAAATCAATGTCGTCAATGACAGCATGCTGTAAGCCCTTATGCGACCCAGCGATAAAAGCATCTATTTTGGGCTCGATATCCTCACTGTCGTCAAAGAGGTCATCGTCTTGACCGAAGTAGATGGCAATGAGGTCGTCGAGAGCGCTGATATTAATTCTGTCCAC